GACTTCATAGCGTTGTTGTCGTTATCAGCTGTCCCGCTACGCAGGTTGGAGTTGATAACACGCTCTGCAATAAACTGAAGTTCTTTTGGAATGATAAGTTTCATACCACGAACCGCAATTTTAAGACCACGCTCATCGGTCAAACCAGCAATGTCGATCAGCATTTGCTCAAGAGAAGTCTCGTTGAGGTCAGCTGCAACAGCCAGAAGGTTGGTCTGGTTGCCGGACAAAGATGGGTGAGCCGCCGAACATAACGCCGCGCCGTCGCCAAGGGCGTTGCCGCCAGTAGCCAAGAACGCGTTGTTGAGGATAGAAGCCGCTTTGATCTGCTTTGTTTGCGCCATAGAGCGAGCCAAAGCTTTGGTGTAACGAGACGCCAAACGATCATAAAGGTTATCCTCAATGGCTTCCTCAGTGATAGAGAACGCCAAAGCGATAGTTTCGTGAGTGTACCGCGCTGTGTAGGTCTCTTGAGCGTCGTCAAAGCTGATGGCAGTGCCTTCACCTTTAACGGGTGCTGTCGAAAAGCCCCCGAGCATAACTTCCTCTTCGAATGCTCGGTCAGAGCTTTCCTCTTCGAAGATTTCGCCATGTTCGTTTTCATAACGGTCATATTCCAAGCCAAACAATGCGTTAAGGCCGGGTTCTAGTTCTTTCGCTAGTTGTGCGCGAGAAATAGCCATTTGTTAAATCCCTTCCTTAAACGCCAGTTGAGGTCGCAGTAGTCTGCGAGTCAAAACGGCTTGTGTTTGAGTTGTAGTGAGCGTTGATTCGAACAACCAGAGGAATACCAGCAGCGGCGAAATCGTCGTTACCAGCTTCATCCATAACGCCTACAATGCGAAGCGGAAGCGTCGCGGTAGTGTTGATTGTTGAAACACCCAAAGCGGAATTGGAGCTACCTGTGTCGGTGGAACCAGTGCGCGCAGACGTACCCAACGATGCATTAGCAAAGACAGCGGCTTGCGCAGTAGCCCGGTCAGTCAAAGAAGCGTCGGACGCTACTTTAAACAACTGATTAGGGTTGTCTGCAACAAAAGCTTTTACTGGGTAGTTGGTGTCTACGCTTACTGAACCAGAACCGGGCCAGTAGTTAAGAAACACGGGTTTCTTTTGCGTAGCATCTTGATATTCTACACCCATCAGAACACCCAAAGCAGGAGTAGTACCACCATTAGTGGCACCCGCTTGGTCAATAACACCCGCTGCCGTAGGAACGACAAGACCGTATTGATAAAGTGCGTTAGTGTTGTTAGAGGCAATTTCATACTGGGTTACGCCAGTAGAGTTTGCCCCGGAGCCAACAAGACCGATAGGACGAAGACCATAGGCAGTGTTTTGATTTGCCATTTGATTTTTCTCCTAAAAGGGAGGCCCTTATTTTCGAGGACCGCCAAAGGTTACACGAGATTGACGATCCGGTTTAGAAATCGTCATGGTTGAATGTGCGTTTTCTCGCATCATATCAGAATCAACCGCTTCTAACTGGTCATTGTTGCGTTGAGCAAAATAAGCAGTTCTTTCGGCAATTGTTTCCTCTGGGATGCGAGCAAGCATCAAGCCACCCACTCCAAACACACCTGCATATTTACCTGAATCAATTACCGGGGACTCAAAATCAGGATATTCGTCCTCCCGGACAAGTTCCCAACCTTCGCGCATCTTTGCGCTGATGTTTTTCCGATCATCAAAACCACGCGTCTCAGCGCGAATCCAACGATGTTTAAAACCATCCGGTGCAGGCGGTGCATCTAACATGGACGGTGGAGCCCACGGCTTACGCGTTGCCGTCTTCTCTCTAGTCTGGTTTGCGCGAGAAGTGCGGTCGATACCTTTTTCATTCGAATTCGTCATCTGCCTTACTCCTTAACGTATTTCGCGTATTCTTCTAGCGGCACACCCAATTTCTTCGCTATTGCGACTTGGCTCGGGGTGAGTCGAACCTTTCTCCCACTACTGCGTCCAGCGTTTGATCTTGAAACCCCAGCAACCGTCTGAACGGGCCGTTTGCTAGAATTGTTTGAAGGCATATTGAACTTGCGAGCAATACGACTGTCAAGCTCACTATAGTAGTCATCGGACTGCGGGTCAAACCCTTCGTCTTCAACTAAGGTTTTATGGATTCCAAATGCAGCGTAAGTCATTGCATCATCAGACCCAAACCAAGAATTTTTCTCGGCCCAATCCTCGGCTTTTCGGTCGGGACGACGCATCTGTTGAGGTTGAGGCTGCGCCTGTTGCGGTTGAACCGCCTGTCGTTGAGCGCGTTGTTCCTGAGCGCGCTCCTGTTGAATTCGGGCCTGAGAAGCGCGGTCATTTTCAATAGATAAAGCCGTCAACTTACGATTAGCTTCAACAGCCGCCTGCGTATCACCCATCTCCATAGCGCGGGCATACTCAGCCTCTGCTTGAGTCATCTGAGTGGTTACACGAGTAGTGTACTCATTCACATAACTAGAGTCCAAGCTGTCCATGCGAGCCTTGAGTGTGTCGGCTTCAGACTGCTTCTGCTTGGCGTAATTGATAGCCTCTTGCTCACGGCGCTCGGCTTCACGCATCTTTTTAGTAAGGCGATCAATACGCTTCTGAGTGGCGTTTTCAGCCCGGTCAAAAGAATCTTCCTTGCCGCCGTCTTCCTCAGACCCTGTGTCAGGAAGCTCTATGTCCGTCGCTTCTTCCGAAGTTAGGTCAAGTTCAATTTGATTTTCGGTAGACATTATTTCCTCCTAGAAATGCAAAACATCTTCAGGGCTCTGGATTTTAGCCAAAACCTCATCGTCGTTTAAAATTCGAACCTCTCCGCCATCAATGCGGAAGCGAGAACCCGCGTATCGGGCAAACATTACCCAATCGCCCTTCTCGCACCACGGACCGTGAGGAAACTTGCCCTCATCCCCGTAAGCCAGTTCTCCAACTTTGAGGACGTACCCCACCTGAGTTGAAACCGAATTTTCCTCAACAATTTTATCTGGAAGATAAATGCCGCCTTCCGTCTTGCCCTTGCCGCGATACGGAAGGATCAAAAGACGCCAGCCCGTAGGCGAAGGCATTCTATCTAAAAGGTTTTCCCCAATTTTGCTGGGGTCTAGCACTTGTTCTGCCCGGTCTACATAGGCTTTCCCGAGACCCGCAACGGCCTCCTGTGCTGCTTTCAAGTCTATTCCTTGCGCTTTAGTCAATGCTACGCTCCTGTTTATCTAGCAGGCCCTTGAGTTCCTGTTCCACGAAATTTAGGGCATCTAAGTTGCCCATGAGCTCTCGATATTGCTCTATAGACTTAACATTGCCGTACTGCATAGTATCAACAATGCTTTGTCGCCTATCCCTTATCATGCGGAAAACAGCTTCCGCAATAAATATCTCATCCATTCCCACAAAATCCCACTTTATCTGATACCGACACTACCGGGATTTAAGGGAAAGGCAAGAGAGATTTAATTTTCCATGAGTTCAAAGTGCGGCCCGTCGATAAACGGACGTTTTCCTTGGCTACGACGCAAGTCAACATAGGCGTTCATAGCCTCTTCCATTGTGCCATCCCAATCTCGGATGTCATTGATATGCCAAGCTGCACCCCACCGCACGGCCACGCCCACGTCAATAGCTCCTTGCTTCACAGCGTCTGCAAGATCGTCGTATAGATTCAACTCCCACGATCCACGCGAGCCAACATAGGCTAAAAGGTCAAGAGCGCGGCCCTCAATGTGTTTGGACTTCATCGTTTTAGATGCGCCTTTGGCTACGAGTTCACGCTGTTCTTCAATTGTTCTAAGCCCACAGATCACACCAAAGTCGGTTTTCGTATGCCCAATGGCCGCTTTTGCAACGGCGACTAAACGCTCGTCTACGCCTTCCATTCGATCAAGGCTGCGTTGTGATAGTTTGTATGTCATTTCATTTCCTCTTAAACAAAGCCTGCGCACCCCGAACGCCAAAGCTGGCGCTTATCGCGATACCTAAGCTGTAAAAATACCAGTCCGGCGCTTTGGAAAGTTGCTCAAAGCCACGATCTACCCATCCTTCTGCGCCGGGGATGAAAGCTAAAATCAACGGGATTGACAGCACAATTACGAACCACTCGTCTTTCCAGCTTGATTTTGCCCCCTCTGCCATAATGCGTTCCCAATCGGCAACGCTAGTCTTCTCAGAAAGAAGTATCTGTGCCTTAGCCTTAGCCTCGGTCAACTTTAACTCTGCATCGGCAGCGTTTTTGTCAGCTTTACCTTGCAGCCACGATCCTGCGAGATTGGCTACTGGACCTATTAGAGCCTGTATCATTTCTCCACCTCATACTCTACCTTCGACGATGAAGCCGTGTTTGTAACTGTAGTCTTAGACTCTTTACCCATCCAGATGCCGAAGCACCCCGTAAGAGCGCCCATACATACGCTCACAAGCCCAGACTGGGCAACGCTTGGGTCAGGTAGACCCATAAACCAATGCACCGCCTGATACGTCAGTACAGTGACTGCCAGCATCATCAAGCGGGGCAGAACTTTCCAGTCATCAAGTATCGTGTGTGCCATTTACCACTTCCCCTGTTGTTTGCCTATGAAATATAATACAACTGCAAAGCCAGAAATGCCGGCCACAGCCACTAAACCGCCGACAGTCCAAGTTATTAAAGCATCCTTGATCTCAGCCTGACGATATGCCGTTTTCTTGCGCTGCGCCCTAACTTTACGAAGTGTATCTTTGTACTCTTCCAAACCTTTTGGCCCATGTTGAAACATAATAATTGTTTCAATCTCTTTCTTCATTGCCTGAATACGTTTTTGCGCAGAAAAAGCGTTGATAGCTTCCTGCTCCGCTGAACCAGTCAATGATGCAAAGATGCTGGGGTTCTTGGCCTTCTCAGCGGCGTAATTCACGTCCGACACCGCACCAGCAAACTTACTCAATGCGCCTGACGCATCGCGGCCAGCAGCCAACAAAGTCTTGGCACTAGATACAGCAGAAGCTGCAATTGAAAGGGCTGAGATAGGATCAATCATGTTTCCATGTACCTCGCAGGGCAGTAAGCGTCTGGGTGGACAACGTATCGTCTATCGTACCTTTGACCGTTCTTTCCGCCCGTTGCGCCACAGTCGTAGTAGCAGGCTTTATAGAACAACGTACCGTAATTGTTTACGAAAGTGTGTCCGTACCCGACAAATACAAGAACACACCACATTTTACCGCTCCATCAATCGGTCTATTTTTTCCTCTATTCGATCAAATTTTGCTACAATTTGGCTCATAACCGTCGAACTGTCTATTTTTGTTACATATTCCTTGGCCATTTCCTCACGGGTCCGGTTCAAAAGAATTTGTACACGCTTAACCTCGTCATGTTGAGTCTTAGCCCACCAACCAACAAAGCCTATGGCGGCAGTTAAGCCGACGTTCCAAAGAGCCGCAATCTCCATCGCCTAACACTCGATGTAGCCGCCGCCCCGTTTTGCCGCTCCCATACCACGAGCGACGTTACGACGAGATTTCATCTCACCAGAATAATCCGTCGTAGCGGAAGGAACCTTAACATCCGCAGTCTTGCCATAAGGAATACGACCTTGGCCCTTAATATCGGCGTAAGGAACCGCTTTTGGCGCGGGACCCGGTGCTGAACCGTTTACTTTAACTCTAGCCATTATTCTGTCCTCTCTGTTTCAACAACTCACGTTGCATCGCACTTTCAATCCGCTTGTCCGTTTGAGCCTCCTGACTCGCAAGACGTTGCTGGAACTGCTGACCACGCATCTGTTGATTTTGAGC